ATTTTATCCCCCGCTTTCCCCGCCCACGGTGTCCGTTTCGGACACTATCGGCGTGTTGTATTCCTGCGACATAGAAAGCCGCATTTTCAATGTATCGTATGAATTTCTGAATTTTTCCGCATTGTTGTTATAGCCAAATTCAGCCTTACAGTACAGCGTAACGGCTCTGATTATCAGCCCGTCTTTTTCATCAATCCTATTTACTCCGTCGTTTGCAAGGTCTGCTTTGCAGGCGGCTATACAGTCGTTAATTTCTTCTGTAATTTTTTCACTTGTGCTGCTGATACGCAGCGCCGCCCGCATCTTCTCTGTTAATGTTGTGGCATTTGCTGCCATATCCTGCGCCCCGCTTTCTAAAATAAATCTGGGCTACGTTTCCATAGCCCAGATGCTTACTCTTTGATTTTTGCAACCTTTGCTCTTTCCAGAATTGTTGCACGTTCACGGCTTACGGTAAAAACTTCTCCCGGCTCTTTCACTTCGTTTAGTACCTTGTCTAAGTACATAGCTGTTACCTCTACCGTAACCGTTCCGGCTGCCTGCGGTTCGTCGTCCTTTTCCGGCTCTTCCCGCTTGTTTTCCTCGGCATATTCTACCGCCGCCTGCTCCGCTGCCTCTTTTTCCTCTTCTGTCAGCTCGCTTTCGTCTGGTATCTC